CTGATAATCCTCAAGGAATATATTGGTCTGTAGAAAACAACAGTATTGGCGAAGCTGCACTAATTGTTATAAACGATTTTGGTGAAGAAAATATTCCAGGCTTATTTGTAAGTGAGCCTATTAGAAAAGGACATGTACGTAAGTTTCGTAAAGGATTTAATACTACGCACAGTACAAAAGTAAGTGCTTGTAGTAGATTAAAAACTATGATTGAAAATGATAAAATGAAATTACATAGTATGCCATTGATATCTGAACTTAAAGAATTTATTGCAACAGGTAGTAGTTTCAAAGCAAAGCCCGGAGGCACTGATGATTTAGTTAGTGCGTTACTATTAATATTAAGGATGATGACTGTACTAAAAGACTGGGATCCTCGTGTATACAATACATTCAATACAGTAGAAAATGACCCCGAATATCAGGCACCAATGCCTATCTTCATTAGTAGCAGTTATTGATAAATACTTACATGAAAGATCTTACATTCATAGCTGATGAACTATTCAACAAAATTAGAGGACGCTTTCCTAGCGTTACTATTGGTGATGGTGAAGGCAAGGTTACAAATAAGCCACAAGAAGCTAGATTCTTTGATTTTGATTTTAAAGAAGGCCAACAGAATTTAGGTAAAATTAGTGTTAATTTATTAGACGATAAAATATCATTAATGTATAGCAACGATGTAGTTGAAAATCAAGATGAAGTAACTAAAAGTAAATGGTATGATTTTTTAAAAGAATTAAGAATGTTTGCAAAGAAAAGATTATTAAATTTTGATACAAGAAATATTAATAAAAGCAACCTAGATAAACGTGATTACAAATTCTTAGCAACAAACCGTCCTGGAGATGAAATAATGAGCGAAGCAAAACTATACGGTACGAGCAAGATTAGCTATCAAAATATTGGCGAAGCAAGACTTGTACTAAAACACAGTCAAGCAGTAAACCAAGATTTACCGTCGGGCAGAAGTCAACATGTTGAAAGCATATACATTGACAGTCCACAAGGTGAAAGATTTAGATATCCATTTAAGCACATTAATGGTGCAAGAGCAATGGCAAGACACGTATCAGAAGGCGGAACTGCATATGATGATTTTGGTAAACATATTACAAGCCTAAGTGAAGAACTATACAAACTACGCAAATTTAAAAATTACATGGGTCGCTCAAGTGTAATGGCAGAAAGTTTAGCTGGTTATGTAGATGTTGTTAAAGAACGTATTACAACAGTAAAGAAAACAATTGATACACTTCAAAAACCTAACGCATACAAAGAAGCATTTGAATCTTTTGAAAAGCCAGTGTTAGAAGATGTACCTACAGACGTAGCAGAGAACTGGATTGATCAATTAACTATCAAACAGTTTAACGAAGAATTAAAAGATGTATTCCCTTACATTTACAAATTAGTAAGTGAAGCAACAAAAGCAACTGAATTAGGTCCTGAAGATTTACTAGGTGAAACTCAAGTTAACGAAGGACTAGGCGATGTTGAAATGTGGTTAAAAGATCTAGAAAAAACAGATAAAGCTACATACGAAGAAGTAAGAAAATGGGCAATATCAACAGTAAGAGATGCTATGAAGTCAGGCAAGATTGATCCTGAAAATGCAAGACCAAGAGACATGTACAAATATCTTGATTCTATTATTGATAGTTCATCTTATGCAAACGACTACACGACATGGAAAGATGCACAGCCAACTTTATTTGACCTAATTAAAAAACAAGACGAAAATACTAACGAAGTAAAAGAAGAAAAAAATTGCGGTTGCGGTCAAGATCCTTGTATTACATACGGTAAAAAAGACGAAGCAATCGAACAAGCATTTGAATCGTTAATGGGTCAATTTGCTGAAGGTTATATGAAAGGCTACCAAAAATATCATTGCGAAGATTGCGGATGCCAAATGCATAACTGTAAGCCAGATTGCAAATGCGAACATGATTCACATGATGAAACAGGATCATGGTGGAAAGATGCTAACGGCAATGGAATTCCAGATGCTATGGAAGGCAACAAGTTTACAGCTGCATTAAAGAAAGCAAAAGACGATGACGAAGATGAAATGGACGTAGACGGAAAAAAGATTCCAGTAACAGAGTTTGTTTTGTCATTGTTTGATAGAGAAACTGGACAGTTTCCAAAAGGTGAAACAGCAGTACTTACAGCAGTAGAAAAAGATTACGGCGAGCAGTATATAAATCCTGCTAAAGAATTTATAGAAGCAATATACGCCAAATTCGAAGAATTTGCTAGACCAGCAGATGACATTGTGGTTGATTCGGAACAAAACGGACACGTAATGGAACCGACTATTTCACAAGAAGAGAACGATATTATGAGATTAGCAGGCTTATAAAGCCCTGTTATAAGTTTTTATGTATTTTCTTTAAAAAAACACTTGACATTGATTGTAAAACAGTATATAATAATAACTGTGCTACAAACAATAAGGCACAAAGCACATAGGCATAACATATAGGAGGCATAACTATGGCAACACTAGCTGAAATCCGAGCAAAGCTCAAAGAACAAGAAACACGCACAGGTAGCAATTCTAGCTCACCAGGCGATAACGCAATTTACCCATTTTGGAATATGAAAGAAGGCGAGAACGCAGTTCTACGTTTCCTTCCAGACGGTAATCCAGATAATACTTTCTTTTGGACAGAACGTTTGATGATCAAACTTCCTTTTGCAGGAGTTAAAGGTCAGACTGACTCACGTCCTGTACAAGTACAAGTTCCATGTATGGAAATGTACGGCGAGACATGTAACATTCTTAATGAAGTACGTGGCTGGTTTAAAGACTCAAGTTTAGAAGACATGGGTCGTAAGTATTGGAAAAAGCGTTCATATATCTTCCAAGGATTTGTAACTGATAATCCTTTGGCTGATGATAGTACACCTGAGAATCCAATTCGTAGGTTTATTATTGGTCCACAAATCTTCCAAATCATTAAGCAGGCGCTTATGGATCCAGATATGGAAGAACTGCCAACAGATTACACTGCTGGTGTAGACTTCCGTCTTAACAAAACAAGTAAAGGCGGTTATGCAGACTACTCAACATCTAACTGGGCTCGTAGAGAGCGTCCACTAGGTGATGCAGAGATGAATGCAGTTAACACTAATGGATTATTTAATCTAAGTGACTTCCTTCCTAAGCAACCAGGCGAGGTTGAAGTTAAAGTAATGCAAGAAATGTTTGAAGCATCGGTAGATGGTGAAGCATATGACATGGATCGATTTGGACAATATTTCCGTCCAGCAGGCATGTCAGCACGTACTGGCGATCCAACAAAGCCAGCAAGTACTAGTGCAACAGCAACTAGTCAAAGTGCTCCAACACCAACACCTACTCCAGAACCAGAAGCGGCACCAGCTGCTCCTGTAGCAGAAGCGGCACCAGCGGCAACAACAGCTGAAGCGGCACCTGCAACTGGTGGTGATGCACAAGATATCTTGTCAATGATTAGAGCAAGACAATCACAATAAAATAAAAATGCCCAGTGCGAAACCGAAGCAGAGATTCATGGTTTACCTGTCAACACTTCAAAAGCACTGGGAAACTTTAACAAGGAGAAACTATGGCTAAATCGTTTGATGTTAGTAAGTTCCGTAAGGACTTAACAAAAAGCATAACAGGTATGAGTAGCGGCTTTAATGATCCTACAGATTGGATCTCTACAGGCTCATATGCACTAAACTATCTTATTAGTGGTGACTTCCACAAAGGAGTTCCTCTAGGCAAAGTAACAGTATTTGCAGGTGAATCTGGTGCAGGAAAGAGTTATTTCTGTGCAGGTAACATTGTAAAACACGCACAAGATCAAGGCATCTTTGTAGTATTAATTGACTCAGAGAACGCACTTGACGAATCGTGGCTACAAGCATTAGATGTAGACACATCAGAAGAAAAACTACTTAAATTAAACATGTCAATGATTGATGATGTTGCTAAAACAGTATCAACGTTTATGGCAGATTACAAAGCAATGCCAGAGGAAGAACGTCCTAAAGTATTGTTTGTAGTTGACTCATTAGGCATGTTGCTAACACCTACTGATATTGATCAGTTTAACAAAGGTGATATGAAGGGTGATATGGGTCGTAAGCCTAAGCAATTGACCGCACTTGTTCGTAACACAGTTAACATGATTGGTAGTTGTAACGTAGGCTTAGTATGTACTAACCACACTTATGCATCACAGGATATGTTTGATCCAGATGATAAGATTAGTGGTGGTCAAGGTTTTATCTATGCATCAAGTATTGTTGTTGCAATGAAAAAGATGAAACTT